GGTGTAACAAGTCTTACAAGGTGTTGCATCAACTCAGTAGGCTTGACAGTAGGGTGCGTGTTCTTTCTGATCTGAATGCTGTTCATTCCGCCAGCCTTAAGGTTCTCTTCAATATTTCCCCTTTTCAGTTCGGCTTGTGCTCTATTTGAGTATGCAAGTGGTCGATCTTCAAACTGTTCTAAGCCCTCGTCTCGGTCTCTCTTGCTTGCCTTAGCACAATAAAAATATCGGGAAGCGCTTTCTTCGGCTGTCTCAGGCATTCCGCCACATACTTCGTCTTTGTCAGTATCGTCATACGTCAGGATAACGTTTGCAGGGAAGCGTCCATTTACAGTAAATTCTAAATCTTTACCTGAACCATCCAACATACCTATCCCTGTATCACCTTTTTCGTGATTATCTATTTTTTGTGGCGATGAACCTTCACCTTTATATGTTCTTTCCTCAACGCCTACCCTGCATTCGTCTATATTGATACCGCCTACACCATATCTCAGTACGTTATCAACACATGAACCTTCGCAAGGCTTACGGGCTACAATAACAGGTTCGTAAGCGGGCTTCAGTGTCGTTCCCCATCCATCCCACTGCTGCCCTTCTGCTGTCTGATAGTCCACCTTGTCAATCCTTAAGTGCTTATCTTCCCAATAGTTAGATGACCTAAAACCCTGTTCTTTTGTGAGTTTTCCCATGCCCCAATCACCTGTTGCTACCATTTCACCCTTTAACTTGCGAAAATCTTGCGTGTTAGCACTTCCGTTTATCAGCTTGCTTTCAACAGCCTTGCCCAAATTCATGCTTTTAGGAAAACCTGAACCATATAGCCACATAATCGTGTCTCTGATCTCAAACCCCGCATCTTCAATCGCACATGCGATTCTGTGGAATGTTCGGCTACCGCCAAATGCAAGAAGATAACCGCCAGGCTTAAGAACGGTATAGCACTGTCTCCATGTACTCGCTTGAAACGCTATCCCTGAGTTGTCCCAACCCTTATTCATAAAGTTTAGTTCGTAAGGCGGGTCCGTAACAACGCTGTCAATGGACCCTGGGGCAATTACGTTTACCATATCAAGCATTGAGCCGTGATATAACTTAAACTCGCCTGTTTCACTGTATAACTTCATCTTGCATCCTCTATTACGATAAATATGTATCCGTTCTCTGCCCACTTCTTTTCCGCTACCAACTGAACTATCAAGGCATCGTCCTTAAGGAAACTCATTTCGGTTAAACAGTCCAGCATCAATTTGAGCATATTATCCAAATCAGGTCGGGTGTCTTTCCACCCTTTCCTGATCTTTCTCTTATCCTTAGTCGGAATGCCCAACTTTACTGTCAGCCTTACGGGTGTCTCTATCGGTTCGTCAGGAACGTATTTTTTCATTGCCCACTCGATAGTACGTCTGGCTTGAGTGACTTCGTGTTTCTCGTAAAAGAACGGTCTACCGTGAACTACTCTTACACCCTTTTGCTGTGCCGTAATCGTAGGTGGGTCAATATCCAACATCATTATTATTGTGTTCATAACTGCCTCAGAACTCGAACGGCAAGCCCATATCCTCTAAGTCATCTGTACTTATCTGTGATATATCGGGCTGTTGTGAGATTTCGTGTGCTTCCTGGCTCAAGGACGGTTTCATTTCCTTTGTCTTAAAGTCAAGGATATCAAAGTCCTGTACTACGATCTCGTAATCAATCCTCTTAACGTCGTTCTGGTCAACGTATTCGCTTGTTACAAGGCTACCGCTAATAGATATCTTCGCTCCCTTATAAGAGTGATTGACTAATGCCTCAGCACCCTTGCCCCATATTACGCAAGTGAAATAGTCGCTCTCGTTCCTCTTAAGTCGCCTGTCTACTGCTATGCGGAAACGGCAATACTGACTGTTAGCCGTTTTCTTAAGGGTCAAATCCTGTACTACTCTTCCTGTCATTACTACACAATTCATATCATTTCTCCTTTGGGTGTCTTATTGTAAGGTAGGCTTTCTTGCCGTTGATCCTTACTTCTTCATCTTCCGTAAATTTCTTGTACAACTTCGGGTGTTTTGCCTTGAACGCCTCAGTATTGAAAACTGTCTTATAGTCAATCCTCGGTTCTACGGCAGGGACTGCTGTTATACTGATACCGCTTTTCGTTTTCCATGAGCGGATACCGTTATCACGCATTGCCTGTAACAACTTCGCTTTCTCGCTCTCGTAGGCTTTCTCTACCTCTTTGAATAAGAAAAGCTGTTCTTCAAGCCTCAGCATCTTGTTTGAGATATCCTGTACCGCTACGGGTAATAAGTCCTCTTCCGCAAGTGAGGGATTAGCCTTGACCTGTTCCAAATCAATAAGGAACTTTTCTACGGCTGCCACTATCTCATTAACCTTGTCTGTATAGTCCTCTAACTTGATCTTGTAAACAATGAGCCTGTTTTCGTCAAATTCAGTGTCCATATCGTCAGGGCGGTCATAGATAGCAAGCATTCCATTCTTTCTGCCGTTCATGTGCATATAGTAAAGCAACTGAACCAAATAATCAGGATAGGAAGATACAGGACAAGCAAAGTCCTCAATGCTTGTTGTCTTAATCTCAAGTATCGTGCTTCTTGTTTCTCCGTCCGTGTGGCATCTACAAGAGATATCCTCGCACTCTACACCGTTAATATACAGTGGGTGAAAGTGCTTCCCCTCGACAAAGTTCTTCTTGTACTCACGGTTGATATACTCTCTGATCTTAGGCTCAAGGGTGTTCCCGAATTCCGTATAGGCATTGCCCTTAAAGTCACTTTCTCTCAGTCCTGCCTTTTCCATGAGCAAGTCAAATCTCTTCTTAAAGGGGCTGATATTCATAATCGCAGGGATATCTGAGCCTCCGATGTATCGGTTACGATCTACACTTACAGTGTCTTGCATTATGCGTTTGCCTCCTTGTTAATGCTACCTGTTGCCATGCCCTGAGCAAGTGCCAAAGCGTCCACAAAGTCGTCTGCCGTGCTATTCTTATTCAGGTTGCACATGTGCCCTACTTCACGAATATTTACACCGTTGGCAGAACAGTAGTCAATAAGCATCTGCCTTGCCTCGTCCTTAGACATTTCAGGAATGTCAGCCGTAGGTTTTGTAGGTGCTGTCTCCGCGATAGTTTTCTTTGCGGGGGCTTTCTTAACAGGTGCTTTCTCAGGTTTTGCCTCAGGCTTAGTTCCGTATGTGTAGACTACTTCCTTAGTTCTTGCATTGGCAATAGACAGATAAATGATCTTTCTGTCCTTGACCGTCATTTCCGTTACAATGAACCCAACCTTAGGCTGATTTTTGTCGTTCTTCTCGTACTTGTCTGACGGTATCCAAATGAACGGGGCTGTGTACAGTTCTCTACCGATACCCCAGTTGAAGCAAGCTCTCTTGAAACTGTCAGACGCAAGTCCCTTTTCAGCCTCAGTATTGCTCTCTGTTCCTGTATCCTCTTTCTCAATCCACTGCTTCTTATCATCGTCCCAAATGGAAACAATACAGTTAGCATTATCTCTTGTGTGCTTTCTCTGCCAATTCATAGCACCTACGCTTTCGTCAAGGATATTCATATCGCACCTGGCGTCCTTGTAAAGCAACAGTGTGCACCCGTTCGGTCTACACATCCCTACTCGGCAGTCAATCTCGTCTGCCCTTAACTCTCTGAACTCAAGTTTCATTAGTTGTCCTCCTCTTCGATGATAGGCAAATTAAGTGCCTTGCTGATCTTGATTGCTGCCTCTACGGGCATCTTTCGCTGTCCCTGTACCCAACGCCATAATGTCTGCGGATTGAGTCCCGTCTTATTAGCCAACCAACGCTGACTAATGCCGTTGTCCTTGAGGTGCTTTCTGACTCTTTCGTGAAACTGCATCTGCTCGCCTCCTTCCTTTTGTTTCTCTACCATTACAAGGTACGGTTCGCATATTATCGCCGCATTCCTTGAAATACTTACAGCCTCTACATGGATAAATTGCCATTTGCCTCCCTCCGATCTATGAACTACCATTATTGTACATTTACATTGTCTTTCTGTCAACACTAAAATTCACAATGTCAATATGAGGGCAAAATTATAACCCCCGCAGGTTCATCCGTGGAGGGAAGTAATCGGGGGTTATAAATCAATTATTGGGCAACAGGATATTACCAAAAGAAGAGGGGACCGTCAAGCCCCCTCTTCCGTCAAACCCGCCATTGTTGCCCCAACCGCCATTACCGATAAGAGCAAGGAAGAGGATTAAGAACCAGATACCGTCACCGCCCCAACCGAAGCCGTCTCCGCCTCTGTTGTTTCCACATACAGCCGCAATATCTGCTGCGCTCATGTCGTTTGTCGTCAAACTCATGTGTTAAATCTCCTTTTTGTGATTATTCATTTTCAGTTCTTGCAAGAAAAAGAAAAATTAAGTAAAATAAAAGTGCTTGCTACATAATAGCAACGACAACTCCTGTGAAGTTCCCCTGAGGCTTGCATCAACCTTCCCCTCAGGGGATTACTTTGTCCCCTATCGCATCATCCGTTGTAACTGTTCGGCTGTGTTCATCAATTCGTTGAACCGCTGTTGGCTTAACTGACCACTGTTAAGCATCTGTTGTACCTGTTGCTTAGGATCGCCACTAACCATACTTCTGAACTGTTTATACTGTTGGATAAGGTTGTTATTCATCGGCATATTGCCAAACGTATTAAACACAGGAACTGCAAGCCCCTGCCAACTCGATATTGTCGCAAAACAAAAACACCTTGACGATGAAGTCAAGGTGCAATTATCGTGCTATTATCGTGCAATGTAAGGTTATAAGTGCTTAAACAGTTTTTGTTCTGCCTTATAGACAATGTTCTTTATCTGCCTGACTGACAGTTGGAACTCTTCGCTTAAGGGTTCATAACAAATACCGTCAATGAGCCGTCGCTTTAATACTCGCCTATCGCGTTCACTATGGATAAAAGAGTCAATAGCGCGCTCAATATCTTCATTTGTTACGTCATCCAAAATAAGCACTTATCTACGCCTCACCCTACGTCTACGCCTACGTCTCGTTACTCTGATCGTCGCTGACTTTGTTTATAACACCGTCCTCCCCTATGTAGTTAGCATTACTGCCGTCATCCGCATCAAGCGCAACCTCGTAAGTCTCTGTCTCTGTTTCAACGTAATAGTTATTCCATGCTATAAGCCACATTCCGTTTGTAACGACTAACAGGATAATGAGCAATATAATAATGATATTGCGCCACTTATCGTTACGTTCATCTTTGGACTGCATTCGCTCGAATGCGTACCTACTCATTACGATATTGTCATTATTCTCGCTCATACGCACCTCCAAGGCTGTTAAAGGTCTTATTGTGCCTGTATATCCTCATTATATCAACTAATGCTGTATGACGTTACAAGAGTGTTAAATTCCTGACTATTAGCAAATCCCTCAAAGACAGATTTACGGTCTTTACCGTTCTTAAGGGTAGATACCCAGAACTGAAAGCCTACCGCATCGGGCTGTCTGCCTAACATAGCCAAATACAGTTTAGTTACATACGTCTCATCGCTCAAGTTTTGAGACAGTAATTCTTTGGAAAAGAAGAACCCATACGCAACCTGAGACGGTGTATTCTTCTTATTGGCTATTCTCTCTACCCAATAAGTTAATCCCTCTTTATCGGGTGTGCGGTTAAGAACCATCCCGTAAAACCGTCTTACAAACTCTGTGATCTTATCCAAATTAACAGCTTTAGCACCACGGGATACATTAACAGCCGTGTGGCTCTTGTCGTTCAATAGAATATCTCCAGGAAGTAAGTATTCATCCGATTTCAGGTACTTCTTATCCGTAAGAACCTCGAACCCTGCTTTCTTGAGTTCTGACCTCATATAGTTAGTAGTCGTTATCGGGACATTCTGTAATTCCTTAATGCCTAAGCGATAGCCTATGCCCTTGACGTTAGACATAACACCTGCGGAACAATCAGCCTCACAAGCGGTCGTTATGTTCTTCGGGATATAATGCGCCTTAACTAATGCGTCCCAATAGGTGTTCCTTTGCCATTGGTCGTAGCCTACCATATCGTTGTTTGCAGCCTCGGTAGACATTTCCGTAAGTAAATTCCTTACGTCAGCGTTAGGGTATCTTAAAACGCAATTCCAGGGGCGATTATACCAAGTGCGTATGCGCCACTCACCGCCTGTCTGATCTCCTGCCTTACCTCCGTGATACTTGCCGTTTTCGTCTGAACCGCTGTTAGATATCATTTGTCTGCTTTCCCCTCTTTGAGTTCATCTATTCGCATAAATGCTGTCTGCATATCACGTTCAATAACGGATACTCTCTTGTCTATCTCGCTTAGTGAAGTGCTCAATGCTTTGACATCCGTCCGTGTCTCATTAGTTGTAGCACATACGGCATCCAACTTCATATTGGCTTTGAGTAAGCCCTCGTTGATGTGATTAAGTCGGCTTTCTCTCTCTGTTACAGCGTCCTTAAGTCCCTTACGGTTATTGTTGGCGTAAGTGAATATTGCTATTGCAAGTGAAGCAGCGGATATGCCCCACGGTATCAAGTTCCACGGATTCATTTATTTTGCCTCCACTTCGGGCAAGCCCGTTGCAATGCTTGTGAAGATTGAAAAGATTCCTGCCAATGCTGATGAGCTTGCTACTATGCTCCAGTTTACATCTGATAACAAGAAGGCACTTGTCCCGATTGTAGCACTTGCTGTTTGAGCCATTGTTTTTATGGCTCTGATGCCTGCCGCTTTCCAAAACTTCTTTGTCATAGTCCGATACCTCCTTTATGATTATGATAACACAAGTGTACACCCTGAGTTAGCGTAAAGACATACAGGTCTATTTGCTGTCATGGAAGATGCAGTAGTAAG